CCTGGGGGCCATAATGAGTTCATGGGGAAATTCATGGGGCACTTCCTGGGGCGGTTCTTGGGGAAGTGCCGTGACGGGAGTCATAAGAGGAATCGGGCGCGCAATCATGCGCGGCATCGGCAGGTTCAGATAGGAGGATGTTTTGAGTCAATTTATTCCTTGTAAGGTGTCGTGGACCGACAACAGCTCTGGAGACCGGGACGAGCTTGGTACAGAAATAGACATCTATACCGATAGCCCGTCGTTTGTACCTAACGTGCCGGTAGAACCAGCCACGGGCGCGCCCCACGCGTGGATGAGGTTGCCGGGGGTCGCGGCGGGCGAATCGTCCGCCGAATTCCGGCTGGAAACTCCGACGACGTTTATTCGCGTGCGGGTTCGTCAATATAACGCGGACGGTCCAGGCGCGTGGGACGTGCCTACAGGTACGACGTTTATGTTGACACAGACGGCTGGGCCACTGGCCCCTCCGGCTGTAAGCGCAGTCGGCTTCGTGGTGACGGATACGGTGGTGGTCCCTCCGCCTCCGCCTCCGGCAGATCCTCCGCCGCCCCCTCCGCCGACAGGCGGCAGCGGGGCAGCCGCGAACTATACATATACGACGCAGTTCTCGGGCGTGCAGGGTCAGAACGGGTGGCGGTACAAGGATTCGTCCGGCACAGAGATGACGTACGACTCGGCCGGTGCGAAGTGGGACGGTAATGAGTTGTACCTGGCAATCTGGAACGGCGGATTCATGCACAGCACAAACGGAACCTTCAAAGACGCTGTTTTGGAATGGACGGCTCCGGCGAACGGTACGGCCTTGGTGTCCGGCACTGCGGGACTGTTCTCTGCGCCTGGTCACGCGCGCTTTATCGCGAAGCACGGGGCAACGACGAAGTTTACCAGCACTGACATGACGACGACGGATGTAGAGCCGTACTCGTTTTCAGCGGCGATGTTGGCCGGAGAGAAGTTGACGTTTATCTCTCAGCGCATATCGTCTGAGGTGACTAACAATAACTCACGTCTGAACCCAGTCATCAACTTTACGACTGACGGGTCAACTCCGGCTAACCCTACGGTGAGTTCGCTCTCTCCGTCGTCGGTATCTCTCGCTGTGGGGGCCGTGTCTCCGTTGACGGTGTCGCTGTCATCCGCCCCGTCCGCACCGGCCACCGTATCTCTGAGCAGCTCTGATCCGACGAAGGCGACCGTACCAGCGTCGGTTGTTGTCGCCGCAGGACAAACCTCTGCTCCCGTACAGGTCACGGGCGTAGCCGCAGGTAGTAGCACGATTACCGCGACGTATAACAGCACGTCGGCGCAGTCTACCGCCACGGTAAGCAATCCCGCCTCTGGCACGTGGGCAAACGCGCCTGCTGGCGGAACGGTGCTGTTTGACTCTGCCTTGAATAACCTGAATGGGCTTATTGATGACTACCCGCCCGGCAGTACTCCGGTGACAATCACGGATGCGCCGTTTTCGCCGTCCATGGGTATTCGACACCGAATGGACGCGCTAGCGACGTTTGGAGGCGGGCAGGTCCGCTTTGTCAATCCAACGCTCTACCGGGAACTGTACGCGGGGATGTACTGGCGGAGTAACCCGCAATTTCAGGGCCGCACGGTCGCGAATAAGATGTTCTTCCTGCGCAGTGCCGCGATTCAGTCGAACGGGTTTATCGGGTGGATGGGGCGCAATCCCAGTGGCAACCTGAGTGGCCCAATCGTGTTTGCGGTAAACGGCGGGGCGTCTAACCCTCACATCTTAGGCCCTACATCTGACTCGGGGTCGTTCTTCTACCCTAATGTTGGGAATGGAAATGTGACGGCTGGCGTATGGTATAAACTCGAATGGCGTTTGCGTGCAAGTACGACCATCTCCTCACAGGACGGGGCGTATCAACTGTGGATCAACGGCGTCCTCGTCAGCAGCTACCTCAACATCAATTACTCCAACGGTACGGGCTTGAACGAGTGGGTCATGAACCAGACCTGGGACGGTAGCGGCGATCTGGGGGTCAGCAATACGCTCCCATGGGAACACTACTTAGACCATCTCATTATCGTAGGGAAAAACTGACATGGTGTACTTCGCTCAGTATGGCGTAGCGTGGACGCTGCGCGGTTACAAACTAGTAGACCGTGCGACCGGGCAGTACAAAGCCACTCCCACGCTTGCGAGTGGCGATGCCAAGATCGAGAAAGACGGGGGAGCGTCAGCCAACTTGGCTACGCTCCCGTACGTCGAGCCTGCATCCGGCACGTCAGTCTCCATCGACTTCTCGGCGGCTGAGATGCAGTGCGAACAGGCGGTCGTCACATTCCGCGATGCGGCCGGTGCCGAGTGGAATGACGATGCGATTCATATTTTCACCGTGGGCAACACGTTGGCCCACTGGCAATCTAACCCGTTTACGGCCACCGTGGCACTGTCGAGCGCAAGTCAAAGCTCAACAGTTGCCGCTGTCTGGGCCGCGCTACGCGCTGACAATCAGGTCATAGGGTCGTTCGGCGAAGGCGTGTCGTCGGTGCAGGGCGACGTGACTGGCGACGTTGGAGGGAATGTCGATGGCAACGTGGGCGGCAATGTTACGGGATCGGTGGGCTCTATTGCGACGGGCGGCATCACAGCTTCCTCGTTTGCTGCGGATGCGATTTCGGCTTCGGCGCTTTCAGCGGCAGCAGCCCAAGAGATGGCAGACGAAATCCTCAATCGAAACCTGGCGGGTGGAGGATCGGGGAATTCACGTAACGTCAGGAACGCGCTACGCGGCCTACGGAACCGCGTAAGGAACCAGGGCGGAACGCTTTCAATCTACGAAGAAGACGATACGACGATTGCATGGACAGCCGCGACGACTACAGCCGCTGGCGATCCCATGACAGAACTCGATCCAACATAGGAGTCCAATGGCTAACGCAGCAACCGCACACGGATGGAAACTCGACACGACAGGCACCATTGTCGCCGCGAGCGCTAGTGCGACCGTATCTCCGATTTCGATTTCGTTTGTACACTATGCCGGTGGCACGACGGCTGGTCACACCGCCGTTTTGACCGACGGCAATGACAACCACATCTGCACGTTGAGCTGTTCAGCGAACGGTGCGCCTGACCACATCGACTTCTCGCGCGTACCGCTGTCGCACAGGACCTACAACGGTTTGAAACTTGCCACGCTTGGCTCGGGTGTTCTGACCGTACAGAGAGGATAGCATGGCCGTTCCTAGTAACCTGACTCCGACTCAGATTGTCACCGAAGCGCTGAAGTGGGGCGGACGTACCGTTCCCACCTCGGCGCAGATTACGGACGGGCTGACGTTGTATATGGCGGCAGTCAAGTCGGACATGCACCGGGTGGCTCCGTGTCATCCGTCGTTGTTGACGCAGACTACAGTGCCGACACAGATCGGCCTGTCGAAATACGACTGGCCGGTCGATGCGGAAGAAATTTCTAGCATCAACCTCATTGATACGCGAGATGAAACGGGGTGGACGGGCACCGCACAGGCGGGCTCGTCCTCTTCGATCACGCTCGCGGCCGGGTTCGACAACGCGGGCATTGAGATGCGCGGGCGGTATGTTCACAATACGACTCCGGCCGTAACGGGGAAGGGTCAGATCCTCACCTACGACAACACGACGAAGGTGGCCGGTCTGACGACTGTGGACGGAACAGCATTCGCGGTGGCAACGCCGTACATGATCGAAGCCATGCGGTGGGAAGTCAAGAAACGTACCTCTTACCACATGAACGCATGGGAACAGTCGTACGAGTTGACTCGCCCGAAGCAGATGATTATGCGTGGTCGTACGGGGGTCTTCGATAAGGCACCGGATCGCGTGTACATCATGGAGTGGGAGTACTGGGCTGCGCTGGACAGACTGGACGATGCAGGCGTGGTGTTCCTCCGGCATCTCCGAGAATGGAGCGCGCTGTACTTCCAGGGCATCGGCATTCGAGTGATGACACGTTTCGACGAAGACCGGCGCAACGCTGAGACGCAGATCTATAACCAGATGCTTGCCGAGTACGGAAGTACGGCGTGCAACATCGTTGACGGTACGTATACGGATACCTAATGGCTTTACGTAATCAAGTCGCTGAGAGTAGTGCTACCTGGGCAGATCCTGAGTTGGGCATTAACTTGCGCTCCAGCGACGAGAACCTCAAGCCGGGGGAGTCGCGGTTGATGCAGAACTGCGAGTTCTTCGGCAGTGTCCGCCTTCGGCGCTCTAACCAGCGGGTCAACAGTACCGCGCTGGGCCCGTACGCGATCAAAGGCGGGCACATGTTCTACTATGGCGGAGCGGCTGCTCCCCAAAAGAAGAACCTCATTGCGTACAACAATCGGTTGAGCGTGCTGTCCGGTGCCGGTGTAGAGACGGTGTTGACCTCAAGTCTGAGTGCGAACAAGAACGTATTCATGTCTACGTGGTCGATCAAGGAGCGGGCGTACATCGCTAACGCGGTGAACGCGCTGTCGTACTATGATGGAACTACGTACGCGGCACTCTCCGGCACGAACATCCCCATTCTTCGTACGGCCGCTGTGCCGGTACGAGACAGGCTGTTGGGCATCACGAACGACGGCATTGAACGCACAGACCCTCGATCCGATTCCGTGTGGAGTCGAAACAGTAGCTGGGCGACCTTCCGGCCGAGTCAGCAAGGGCCTTTCACGGCGCTGCATCCAACGACACTCAAGACAGCAGACACGATCTTGGACGGCGCGATTGCTCTCCAAGGTCGTGCCTACTACCTCATTAACGGAACGAACTATGGCGACGATGTCACGGAGTCAGCAGAGCCGGTTGACAACGACGCTAGCATTAAGCTCATCGACGGAACGGTGGGCACGTCTTCGCCGTACTCACTCTGCACGGTTCCAGGCGTGGGTACGTTTTGGTTTACGTCTGACGCGAATATCTTTTGGATTCCTGACGGCGGCGTGGTTGGTCGGTATGTCGGCGATAAGTTGCAGTCCACGGTTGCAACGCTGGGTCTCAACAATGTTAATTTCGCGGCACTCGACCAAGTCTGGATCTCGTATCACGAGCGCATCCTGATGGTCGGCATCCCGGTGTACAGCAACCAGTACGCGACGGTGCAGTTCTGGATGGACATGCGAAGCCTGATGGAGCATCCCGACAGAGGTCCTGTGTGGTACGGGCCGATGCTGGGGCAGTCTATCGGGCGCGTGTGGAACGCAAACCAGCAGGGCGAAAGTACGCTGTATGGCGGTGAAGGGAACCCCGGCGCTGAAGCCTTCGTCTACACGATGCGAGTCAATGGCCGGTACATCGACGCGATTGGGGCGAGTGACGTTCCGGTGGCGATGGAATACATTCCGCCGTTCCTCGGGTTGGGTTCGCCTTCAAAGGAAAAGTACTTACAGGCGATTCACGTAGATGCAAACAGCTACACTGGGCGAGCCACGGTGGACATCATCGACACCGATGGAGCGCTCACAGAAAACATCCCACTACAGGCGGTCACGAACTGATGTTAAACCTAGAACTCCTCGCGCGCAGATTTGGGAATCCCAGTGAAGGACCTCCTGGCGGAGAGTCGGGCTGTCCGGTGCAGGGCGGTCCTGGCTGTGCGACGTGGGGTTCGGGTCCCGTGTGGGGCGATGGG